AGGTTGGTGGATATCTTTGGTTGGGGAGCCTAAGTAATCTAACATCAAGCCAACTGACCAATCCCAAATCAGTCGCTGGTGCACGGGAAATAAAACGAATTGAGCGATCACCGTTGTTCCGATCTAAAGATGAGTTCGTTATGGTGGTGTATGTGTGATGGCCAAAAGAGTTTTGACTTCAGGACTTAACGAGGTGTTAACGAACTTAAACAAGGAAGTAAAAGCGATTGAGGGGAGGACTCTTGGAGGACTCATTAGTGGTGCTGTCATTGTTGCATATGACGTTGTTAACGGGCCACTTCCAGCTGTTCCTGTAGATACTGGGAACCTTCAGAACAGTTGGTTCATCACAGCTTCTGGTGGTAAGGGAGTTCAGATGGGGAAGTCCGCCAAGTTTAAGGGGGACAATTCAGCTAAACTGGCAAGTGATCATTCAAATGTTATCAGTGCTCAAACGAGCGCTGTCAACTCTAAGAGAAGACCTACTGTTGCAATGGGGTTTACGGCATTCTATGCTTGGTATGTTCATGAAATGGTGGACGCACACTTTCAGCGTCCTAAGATGGTCAAAAAGGGTGGCAAGTTGGTTGAGACAGCAAGGAAACCTACTGCTGGAGCTAAGTTTCTTGAAGAATCATTGAAGCGCTGTAGGAATAGGATTCTTGAAGAGATACGAAGTGAGGCGAAGATAAAATGAATTCTCCAAGTGAAGCTGTTAAAACACTATTGACACAAGCTGACTTGGGGTTGACCTTTGCTACTAATCTCTTCATAGGTAGGGAGCCTGCCACTCCTGATAACTGTGTGACTATCTTTGACACTCCTGGTGGGCCACCAACTGTGTTCTATAATAACTTGCTTAAGGTAAGTTATCCTTCAATTCAAATAAGAATCAGAAATTCAAGTTACAGCGCAGGCTGGGAGTTGGCTAAAAAGATAAAAGATCTACTGCATAATCAAGGTAACATAAAGATCAATAACGACGACTATTTGCTTATCAAGTGTACTCAAGAACCAGCACTCTTGGACTGGGACGAGAGTAATCGAGCAAGGTTTGTAGTATCATTTGATTTGATTAGAGGGGAGGTGTAACAATGGCAGTACTGACTGGAATTGGTACTAAGTTCCAATACTATGACTCTGCCGAATTTCCGTTTGCCGAGATATGGAATCCAGATGGCCTTCGAGGTATAAAGTTAGTTTCAAAAGCACTTGAAAATGAGAGTATAACCTTCAAGGCGACTGGAAGTTCTTCTGCTACGGCTATAACTGTTGATGTGGTGGGTAATGCTATTACAGTTACGTATGTTTTGGAACATGGTGAATATGAAACATCAACTATAGCTAATGTTGTAACAGCAATAAGTGGAGATGTAGATGCAAGTCTGCTGGTTACTCCAACGGCGTTGGGCGATGGTTCTAAAGATATGTTCGATATCGGACTAACGCCGCTGGAAAAATATGTTTCGATTGCACATGTAACGAATATCAGTGGGCCAAATATGACTAAGGAGACCATCAGTTCGACAGCGTTAGATACTCTTGGTGGTTATAAGACTTTCATTACAGGATTGAAAGATGCTGGTACACTAACGTTTACGTTAATGTTCGATGCTGAATATTATGGGGTGTTAAAGGGGTTCTACGAGAGTTCTGCTACGCAAGAGTTTAGGATAACTCTACCAGACAAGGTTGGTGTTGATGGTCATGGTTCACAGTTTGTATTTGATGGGCTGGTAACTGGACTTCCACTCACAATAACGGCTGAGGATAAAATTACCTGTGATGTTACAGTCCAGTTGGTTGGTGTTATGACATTTACACCAGCTACATAAAGAAGGAGGTGTATGTAAATGGCTGTACAAACTGGTGTTGGAACTACGTTAAAAATAGATGGTTCTACAGTTGCCAATGTAAAGAGCATCAACGGCCCGAACATGTCTAAAGATACCATCGGGTCAACGGCGTTAGATACGCTGGGTGGATATAAAACTTTTATCACGGGGTTAAAAGATCCTGGAACGTTGACGTTCACATTGATGTTTGACAAAACTGGGTATTTGGCTTTGAAAACAGCGTTCGAGAGCAATACTGCAAGTTCTATAGAGATAACCTTACCCGACGGGACGAAATTCACTTTCAGTGGGTTTGTTACGGGGTTGCCGTTGACCATCTCAGCTGAAGATATAGTTACGTGTGATGTCACGATCCAGATAAGTGGCATGGTTAATGTATCATAATGGGGGTGTAGTTTATGAGTGAAAAGGTGTTTGGAAGGGACGACTTCCTGAAAATGCCAAGGCCGAAGGTTGAAAAGGTTTATGTAGAAAGTCTTGGTGGGTATGTGTTCTTCAAGAAAATAAATGCGTTAGACCAAGACTCCTATATAGCCGACATTACCGTTGTTGACTTTGATGCCGATAAAAATCCTGTAATAAAGCCGAAGTTTGACTGCATGAAGCTGAAATACCTCGTGCGTGTTATGTGTGATGAAAACGGTAAACGGATATTCAAGAACGAGGAGTACACTAAACTTGGTGAGTTAGATCAAGCCGTTGTTGATGAACTATATGCAAAGGCTCTAAGTGTAAATGAAGTTAGTGACGACGTATTATCAAAAAACTTCAAAGCAACCCAAGGCGAAAGTTTGCCTTCCGCTTAGCTCTGGCCTTGGGGTATCCACATCCCGATTACCTTCTGAACCTGTTGACCGAAGAGCAGTTTCGGGAGTGGATGGCGTTCTATAATGAAGAACCGTTTGGGTTCTGGGAGAGGGATATTCAATTTGCATTTACGAGAAAGTTTATGGCAGATGTTTCTGGGGCGAAATATAAAGATGGCAAGGCAATTAGCATTGAAGATGTAAGTTTGAGTAAGTTGATGGAACCACGCAAGGAACAGAGTGTTGACGAGATGAAATCGTTGTTGATGATGTTAGCTGGTGTAGCTACTGAAGGAGAGGAGGGGGAAAATGGCGGAAGGTAATCTTGGTGAACTTGTTGCCTATTTAGGTGCCGACATATCCCAAATGCAGCAGGCTCTGAAACATGCTGAGAGCTTGCTGAAGAACTATGACAGAACGAGTGCGCAGGTTGTGAATTCTTCCTCCTCTGGATTCAGTAAAATTGCTACAGGGGCGACACGTGCTTTCTCAACTATGCAGAAGGGGATTTCTTCTGTATCGAATGCGTTGTACTCTCTTAAAACGGCAATAGCGGGATTCGGAGTTGGTATGTTAGCCAAGAGCTTCATAGATGCTGCATCACAGGCAGAAATTCTAAGAATGCGATTGCAAACGCTGACTGGTCATGGTAAAGAACTGTTCGATATTCTGCATAATTGGGCAGCAAGGATGCCTGTAGATACGGCTAAGGCTATAGATGTTTTCACTATGCTGACTGGTTATGGGTTAAAGCCAACTCTTGACATGATGACCACTCTTGTGGATACTGGACTTGCTTTGTCAGGGACTACGGAGGGGTTCTACAACATTGCGTTGGCTCTCGGACAGATACAAACACACGGACGACTGCTTGGTGGTGAATTACGTCAGTTATCTTCTGCTGGTTATAATGCAGCTGAGGTTTTGCGTGAAGCGTTTGGCTTAACCGCTAAGGAAATGGAAAACCTCGGAGAAACCCTTACGAAACGTGGTATATCTGCAAGTCAAGTGATAAATATATTGCTTGAGGATATGAAAGAACGCTTTGGTGGTATGTCCAAGGCCATGGAAAGTTCTTGGACTGGGTTGGTTGAACGAATCGAGGAAGCTTGGTGGAATTTGCGACTTTCAATCGCTGAGTCTGGGCCATTTCAACTGTTAAAAGAACAATTGGATAAGTTCCTACAAGCTTGGGAGAGTGCAGAAGGCCAACTTAAGATACGGGAGTGGGCTGAGGAGGCTGGTGCTGCCATCGTTAATGCTCTTAAGATGGCCATCAATGCTGCTAAATTACTTCTACCACACCTCGAAAAGATACTCAGGATTCTCATTGCTATGAAGGGAATTTCAGTTGGTGCTGCGTTAGGAACTGCTGTTGGTGGACCCGTTGGGGCAGTGATTGGTAGTACTGTTGGTGGAGTTGCTGGTTATCTTTCACCCGAGATACTGCGTGGCATATTCGGTGAAAAGGAAGCTCGCAAAGGAATAGAAGAACTGCAGAAAGCATTAGCAGAGTTAGACAAGCAGAAAAGTGAACTTGAGAAAGAGCTTCAGAAGATCTCTGAAGATAGTGCTAAGAGTTGGTTGCACAGACCGATATTTGGTGGTGCTAAAGAAGAAGTAGTTAGAAAACAAATAACCGCTATCGACGATGCACGTCAGAAGATCATAACAGCTATTGAGGAATATAAGAAAGATCTTGATGCTGCAAGTGAGAACATAGCACATGGTAAATCTATGGAAGAACTTCTTGGAGGCAAAGGCAAGGGCGAGGGTGCTGCTGGTGGGGCTACTGGTGGTGGAACTAAGAAAATACTGGCCGATATCAATTGGGCGTACCAGCAAGGACTTACCACACTTGAGAACTTTTATGCAAAAGCATCTTCAATGCTATCAGGTTTAACAAAGTCTTCAGAAGATTTTCAGTACGTTTTCGCTACCACTCAGGCTGCAGCTATGGAGTTAGCAACTAAAAGGATGGAAGAATACACAGCAAGCTTCATAAGTGGTGGCATGAGTGTTGATGAATATAACAGCAAGGTAAAAGAACTACTGGGGTCTTTCTCACAATTTCCGTTAGTGGGTAAAGCAATTGAAGAATTGTCGGGTAAAGGGCTGATTGAAAGATCGAAGGCAGTTAACGCAGAAATAATGTTGTCAATAGAGTTGTCCAAGAGAATGGAGCAGGAATTGCTTGATGCACAGGAGGCTGCCGCACAGGGCGTAGCCAAGTTTTGGAGCGAGGTTGCGTGGGAATACCAGCAAGGGTTCATAAGCTCTCAAGAATACTTTGACATGCTGAAATCAGAAGTTTCTGAACTTACCGTTGGTTCAGATGAATGGATGAAACGATTCTCAGAATTGCAAGCCGTTGCTTCAACC